CGGGCGAGCGATACCTTCCTAGTGCTGCGATTAAAAGTCTCAGTCCTGCTGAGTACGCTGCGACAACGCGTGCGAAACGTGCGGGCAAAAAAGCCGGAAAACAATTCGTAGCGCAACCTAAAACGATTGCAAAGAAAACGGCAGGATTTAGATGACTACTTCAGGACTCACCTCATTCAATCTGGACCTCAACGACATGGTTGAGGAGGCCTTTGAACGGGCGGGTTCTGAACTCCGCACGGGCTATGACTTGCGCACTGCCCGTCGATCGCTTAACTTACTATTTGCTGACTGGGCAAACCGCGGCGTGAACATGTGGACGTTTGAACAAAACACCATCACGCTTGTGACTGGCCAGCCAACGTACGCAATTCCGGACGACACTGTTGACCTGCTTGACCATGTCATCCGAACAAACGCCAACGTAGCCAATAATCAGGCCGACCTGACGATTACGCGGATCAGCATGCCCACGTATGCCACCATCCCAAATAAATTGATCCAAGGCCGTCCTATTCAGGTTTGGGTGCAGCGTTTGACGGGTAACTCAAGCGTTTTGACTGGCACAGTCCAGTCAACCATCAACGCGACAGTCACAACTATCCCAATCACCTCTTTGGTGGGCGTGCCCACTGCGGGTTTTATCCAGATTGGCGCAGAGTTGATTGGATACAACGAGACAACCCCAGCTAGCGGTGCTACGCCTGCGTACTTGCTCAACTGCACGCGTGGGCAGGACGGCACAACTGCGGCTAGCCACACAACTGGCGCGGCCATGAGCTTGGTTCAGAAGAACAGCATCACTGTGTGGCCAACCCCTAACCCCGGCACAACGTATCAGTTCGTCTACTGGCGCATGCGCCGTATTCAAGACGCTGGTGGCGGCACTAAGACTATGGATGTCCCGTTCCGGTTTGTGCCCTGCTTGGCCGCAGGTCTGGCTTACTACATCGCGCTCAAAGTGCCAGAGGGTTTACAGCGCCTTGATGTTTTGAAGCAACAATATGACGAAGCTTGGGACAGAGCCGCAGGCGAAGACCAAGAAAAGGCGGCAGTACGTTTTGTGCCTCGTCAGCAGTACATTGGAAGCGGTACGTAAATGGGAAATAGGTTTTCGTCCGGCAAGAACGCCATTGCGGAATGTGACCGCTGTGGGTTTCGTTTTAAGCTGCACGAATTACGCAAAGAAATTATTAAGACCAAGAACTACAATCTCTTGGTTTGCAAAACATGTTGGGACCCTGACCAGCCGCAGTTGCAGTTGGGCATGTATCCAGTGGATGACCCGCAAGGTGTGCGTGATCCGCGTCCTGACTTGAGCTACTATCAGTCTGGTAACACGGGCTTGCAGATTGTTTTGACCAACAGTTCAGCGCAAAATGCCGCAGGGCTGCCGTCAGAAGGTAGTAGGGTCTTCCAGTGGGGCTGGAACCCGGTTGGTGGAGCAAGTAATTTTGATGACGCATTAACGCCAAATTACTTGGTTTTAAACGTAGAAGTTGGTACAGTAACTATTGCAACGACATAAGGAGTCGAACATGGACAAGAAAGATTTAGCCCAAGACAAGAAGATGATTAAGTCTGCTGTCGGTAAGCATGAGAAAAACATGCACCCCGGTAAGAAGCCTACTAAACTCAAAGCTGGCGGCAAAACCAACAGCGACATGCTGAAGTACGGTCGTAATATGGCTAAAATTATGAACCAGCGTTCTGTTGGTCGTGGAGGTTAAGATGGCTACATACAGACAACCAAAGAAAGAACCAACCGTTGTTGTTGGTCAGATGCCTGTTAAAGAAGCTTTGAAAGCTAATATGTCTATTGCCAATGAGCGTAGCAACCCCTACGACGGCGTGAAGACTTCTGGTATCAAGATTCGCGGTACTGGATGCGCTACTAAAGGTGTTATGGCGAGAGGCCCAATGGCATGAACTATACGCAACTCAGCAACGCTATTCAGGCGTACACGGAAAACACAGAAGCGAACTTTATCGCTGAGATACCCGTGTTCGTTCAGCAAGCTGAGCAGCGTATTTACAATACCGTTCAGTTCCCTTCGCTTCGCAAGAACGTTACGGGCACTACGTCGACAAACAATAAATACTTGTCATGCCCCGGAGATTTTCTTGCCACATACTCAATGGCAGTGATTGACGGTACAGGCGCGTATGAGTATTTGTTAAACAAAGACGTCAACTTTATTCGCCAAGCATACCCTTTGCCAACAGAGACAGGGTTGCCGCGGTACTACGGTATTTTTGGCCCCGCTACAGCAAACTCAGACGAGCTAACATTTATTTTGGGTCCAACGCCCGATGCGGTGTATGGCGTTGAGTTGCACTATTACTACTATCCAGAATCAATCACAACAGCCAGCACATCATGGCTGGGAGATAACTTTGACTCTGTGCTTTTGTATGGTTCTTTGGTTGAGGCTTACACCTACATGAAAGGCGAGGCCGACATGTTGCAGTTGTACAACACCAAGTACCAAGAAGCACTAATGTTGGCCAAGCGTTTGGGCGATGGTATGGAGCGTCAAGACGCTTATCGCTCTGGCCAGTACCGTCAGAAAGTAGTGTGATATGTCATTGACCCAAGGCGCCACTAACTCGTTTAAAGTCGGACTTGCTTCTGGAGACTTTGCGTTTGATTCAGTGCTGGATACTTCGTACAAAATAGCGTTGTATACCGGTGCAGCTACGTTGGGCCCAGACACGACTGCATACACAACTACTGGCGAAGCGTCTGGCGGCGACTATGTTGCTGGCGGTCAGACACTCACTATTACGCAAGTACCGACTTTGGGCAATCAGACTGGTTCTACAGCCGCGGCTTACTGGTCCTTTGCAAATGTTACTTGGACAGGTTCGATTAATGCACGAGGCGCATTGATTTATAAGGACTTGGGCGGGGGTAGTACGGCGTCTGTTTGCGTGCTAGACTTTGGCTCAGATAAAACTTCTGCTAGTACGTTTGTTGTGCAGTTTCCAACTGCCACAAATAGCACCGCAATTCTTCGTGTTTCTTAGTACAATGCCATCTAATACGGCAACAACCGCGTTAATTCGCTCTTCAAATTAAGGAAATATCATGTTTAATGAAGCCGCCAAATCTACAGACATCGTAGCCGCAGCCTTGGCAACTGCAAAACCTGTAACCGAAGGCGTTGGCGCTGGCGGTGTTTACACGCTTCAATGTTTTGACAAAGACGGCAAGCTAAAGTGGGAACACAGCTCCCACAACTTGGTGGTGAACGTCGGTCTGCAAGACATGAACGCGCAGTATTTCAAAGGCTCTGCGTACACAGCCGCTTGGTTTATCGGTCTGATTAACGGTCCGGGTTCCGGCACTACGATTGCTGCCGGTGACACTATGGTTACGCACGGTGGTTGGACAGAGAACGTTGGTTACAGCAACGCAACTCGCCCCGCTGCCACATTTGGTACAGCCACCACAGCCAACCCATCTGTACAAACCAACTCAGCTTCTCCGGCTTCATTTAGCATCAATGCCACTTCAACAATTGCTGGTGCGTTTTTGGTCAGCAACAGCACTAAAAGCGGCACTACTGGTATCTTGTTCTCGGCTTCTGACTTTCAATCTCCCGGCGATCGCTCGGTGGTGTCAGGCGATACCTTGAACGTAACTTACACATTCAGCTTAACAGCGACTTAATCAGGAGTTAAATCATGGCAACAAAATTTGCAAAAGGCCAAGCTGTCAAATTGATCGCAGTCGTACCAGAAGGCCCAGTTCAAGCTCTGCGCATGGACGAAGACGGCAACTTCTTCTACATGATTGAGTGGACTGATGCTGACGGCAACGTCACACAACGCTGGTTTGAAGAAGACCAACTGGTAGCTGCGTAAGGATTTCCCGTGGTCAAGATCGACTTTGAATTTGACACACCGCACGGCGTCTTCCGGGACGCCTTGCACCTGCCTGACGACCACGGCATGACTGACGAGCAGATTGATGCTATGAAGACACAGCGCGTGGACAACTGGATCGCCATCGTAACCGCCCCACCAGCAGAAGTTGTTGAAGAAACTCCTCCAACTGAGGAGTAAAAATGGCTGATCGCTATTGGGTTGGTGGTACTGGTACTTGGAACACAAGCAGCACTACAAACTGGTCTGCTACCTCCGGCGGGGGCGGCGGCGCGTCTGTCCCGACCGTAGCGGACAACGTCTTCTTTGACCAAGCGGGAACCTACACCGTCACTTGTTCCAGTTTAATAAATTGCTTGGACATCACGGTGTCCGCAGGCGTGGTGACTTTTGCTCAAGGGTCATCGCCTTTCCTAAGCATTCGCGGATCAATGCTGTTGCTTGCAGGAACGGCGTGGAACGTAGTGGTAAACTTTACCTCAACAACAACAGGCAGAACCGTAACAACTAATGGCGTAACAATTAATTCGTCAACGGTTAACTTTAACGGCGTTGGTGGTGGCTGGACGCTTGGCAGTGCGCTTACCACATCAAGCTCTCAGGGCGTAACAATAACTGCGGGCTCATTTAACACTGGCAATTACAACGTTACGTGTGGCCCATTCACAATTTCTGGATCAACCGCCAGATCGGTAACGCTTGGAAGCTCAACAATTTCTTTTGGCAACGGAAATAGTGGAACAGTATGGAACGCAGCTACAACAACTAACCTGACGTTTAATGCCGGAACGTCCAATCTTACTAGCGCAACAGGCATTTTTACTTTTTCTGGCGGCGGGTTAACTTACAACAATTTGTCTTTAACAAACACCACCGCAGGGTTAACAAAAACCATTCTAGGCCAAAACACTTTTAACAATTTTACAATTGTTGGGCCGTCAACTACTGGCTCTATAAATGTAACTTTTAACGCCCAACAAACCATCAATGGCACACTGTCCACCACAGGCACAGCAGGTAACAGGCGTTTATTCTTTGCATCAAATACTTACGGCATTTCGTACGACTTCGTGGTCAACTCTGCCCCAAGCATTACAGATGTAGATTTTCGTAGCCTGTACGTCCGTGGCACATCAGCCCCCATCAGCGGAACACGCATCGGCAATCGCGGTGAGTGTAGGGGGATCACGTTCAGTACGCCTAAGACGGTGTATTGGAGCACTGCTGGATTTAACAGTTGGAGCGGTAATAACTGGAGTAATACCTCTGGTGGGGCAACATCTACAGACTTTTTCCCCCTCCCTCAAGATACTGCTGTTTTTAATAATTCCAGTACTAATGTTTCACCGGTTAACTTTGATCCAGCAATTCAATATCTGCCGAATGTTGACTGGTCTGCAAGAACTACGGCAGCAACACTTAGCTTTTCTTTGGGGGGTGGAACAGTTTACGGTAATTGGACCAATGGTTCTGGAGTTTCTTTTACCGGAACAAATACGCTCACCTTCTCCGGCGGCACAACCCAAACCATCACCAGCGCTGGTAAAACATTTTCCTGCCCCATCACCATCGACACCTACGGCGGCACAGTACAGCTTGCGGATGCGTTGAACATTGGGTCACAAACGCTGACGGTTACAAACGGTACGTTTAATACTCAGGGATATAACGTCACTCTCAACAGTTTTGGCTCAACCAACGCCAACGTCAGAGCCATTAACCTTGGCGCAAGTACAATTACCGTAACTTTTTTTCAAATATCTACTACAGCAAATTTAACTTTTTCGTCCGGCACGTCAAGTATAAATAACGTTCAGGTGTTTACGGGGGAAGGCCTTACTTTTTACAACGTTACGCCCTCTGTTAACGCAGCCAGTAACGTTGCAATACCAAGTGGCGCAACTTTTAATAATCTTACAATTTCTCCGGGTGGAACCGCATCAACGTATGGTTTGTTGTTTAATGGAAATATAACCGTAAACGGGACTTTAACTTGCGCGGGGGCATCTCCAATACGACGAGCTGCATTACGTTCTAGCACCACAGGAACTCCGCGAACCCTGACGGTCAACGCCATCTCTGCCACTGACTGCGACTTTCGTGACATTGTTCTAGCTGGCGCAGCATCAGGCGCATCGCCTACACGCGCAGGTAACTGCGGAGGCAACACAGGCATTACGTTCCCTGCACCCAAAACGGTGTACTGGAATTTAGCAGGGACACAAAACTGGTCTGCAACAGCTTGGGCCACAGGGTCTGGTGGCACACCCAATATTAACAACTTTCCGTTAGCTCAAGACACAGCCGTGTTTGATAACACGGGGGTTGCAGGAACAATAACAATTCAAACAAACTGGAACATTGGTACGTTTGACGCTTCTTTGCGCACAAGTGCAATGACGCTTACGGTTGACATCAACAACGGCCCCATTATTCTTGGCGACTGGAAATTTGGCACGGGAGTTACATCTACCAGTAATACGGCCACAATAGTATTCGCTAAAAACGGAACACAGACTATCACTAGCAACGGCGTTCAGTTTAACTGCGGAATATTTTTTAATAACCCGCTTGGAAATGTCCAGCTTGCCGATGCACTATCTTTAAATTCTTTAAGAATTCTCACCCTAAACGGGGGCACGTTTGATGCTGTCACTTATAATGTAACTGTAGGGCGATTCAACACTAGCACAGCGGAAGTAGTTTTAAGAATGGGAACGGGCACTTGGACGTTATCAGGTACTGGCTCTGTTTTTGAAGCAAGCTCCGGCCCTACAATTTTTGCAAGCACCTCAACAATTATTCTTTCTGACAACTCAACAACGGAAAGAACATTTAGCGCCAACGGTCATTACTTTAACAAGTTGACAATTGGCGGGAACACATCAACATCTACCACAAGAATATTTAACGCCGCAACGTATGGTGAAATAGCTTCTACAAAAACAGTTGCTCACACAATTACGTTTACTACAAACACATTTACTGTAGGGAAATGGGCTGTTACCGGAACGGCGGGTAACGTAGTCACCGTAAACTCATTAACAGCAGCCTCACCGTTTACCCTTTCCATCTCTGGACCAGCCAACTCCGGCATTGACTACCTGTCTGTGCGTGACTGCACCGTGTTGACAACAAGCCCCGGTGAGTTCTACGTCGGCGCAAACAGCACAAACGTATCCAACAACACGCGGGTCATCTTCACCGCAACCCCTGCACCTCGCACGCTGTATTGGGTCGGCGGCACGGGCAACTGGTCATCCACAACCAAGTGGGACACAACATCTGGTGGTGGTGGTGGAGCAGCTATCCCAACATCTTTAGACGCAGTCATCTTTGACGCAATGTCAAATGCTACAGCCTACACAGCCACAATTGACGCTGGTGTAACGCTTGCCCGATGCGCCTCGTTCACAATGGCTGGCCCGTTAGTTGGCAACGTGACCTTTGCTGGCACAGTACCTA